CGGTACGTTCTGGTGGTGGTGGCAAGCCTGCCCCTGTTGTACCTAAGAAGATTGTACGTCCTAAGTTACGCCCTGCTGATTTGCCGAAGCCTACCACAGCCCCTCTTGATTACGATACATTGTACACTGGTGATCCTGGCATGACCGGTGATCCTGGGATTTTCACGAGTCCTTATCAGGTTGGCCCTCGGCCTAGCACTTATAGTCCTAGTTCTTTCCCTGGTGGTGGTGATCCTATGTTAGCGGATCGACCTAGTTACGCTGGTGATCCATATGCTGGTGACCGTGTTCCTTCTTTACCGCCTCAGTTAGGTGGTCGCGGTGCCGAGGTTAGCGGTGGCGGCGGGGTAAGTGATGATGATGTTTATCGTCGGGCTCCTAGTGCTAGTGAGTATTTGCAGGAGCAGCGTTTGTTGGATAGTTTTCCTGACGGTGGTCAGGATACTTTTATTGACGATGAGACTTATGAGACAGCGGCGTTTGGTGACACTGGTTTTGGGAAGTTTTTAAACGACTATGTTTTGGGTGATAAAACACAGTTGGAGACTACATCTGGTGGCGGTGTTGCGAGTTTGCCTGTCCGTGTTGGTAGGCAGGATGGTCCGGGTACTATAGCCAATGCGGTACCGGGCGCTGTTACTGAGGCGGATGCTAGGGCTTATGCTCAGGGTTTTGGCGCGATAGATCCCGACACAGGTTTGCGTCCTCGAATTAACAAGACTAGCAACATTGTTCCGGGCGAAACGGATTTGTTGAAGAAGAACGTTGCAACCATGGCTCGATTGGGTTCTGGCGCTCTTGATTTTGCGGCGCAGCCTTTTGGTCAGGGGGCGCAGGATTTTTCTCAAAGCATGATGGACAAGGCTAAGGCTTTTGACGAGAACATAACGAGTAGGCTTCCTCAAGACACGCAGGACAAACTTAACGCTGAGTTAAGTTGGGACAATGTTGGTACTCAGGTTGCGGCGAATGCTGGTCCTGTTGCTGCATCTGTTGGCGCGGCTACGTTTGGTTTGGTGCCGGCGATTGCTGCGGGGGTTACGTTAGGCATAGGCGGGTTGGTTAATCAGGTTAATGACACGGTAGACGCTGAATTTAAGTCTGGTAATTTACAGAACACAGAGGCGTTTAAGGCGTTGGTTGAGGGTGGTCTTGATCCTGAGACAGCCAAGCAGACGATGGCAAGTCAGTTAGCTAATCAGGCGGCGCCTTATGTTGCTGCGGTTGCTGGTGCTGGTGGCGTTGTTACTAACAAGGTTTTAAACATAGCTGGCGCTCCTAAGTTACTGAACAACTTTATTGGTAAGAAGATTGCGACACCATTGGGTCAACGCGCTGCTAGAGCCACTACGGCCGGTGTTTTGGAGGCTCCAGTTGAGGGGTTTCAAGAGTATGCCGAGGGTAAGTTGCCCGGCATGGTTACGGGTTACGATCCATTACGAACCACTGCGGCTCAAGACAGGCAGAACTTTTTACTAGGATCAATTCTCGGTGGTGGCACGGCCACGGCATTAACGGCTGCGGGACAACAGGGGCCTACTGTTCAGAGGGCCGCGGACATTGATGCAGTTGGCACTGATCCTATGTTAACTCAACAACGAAACATTCCTCCTGACCCGTTCGCTTCTCCTAACCAGTTGGCGGATCAGTTGGCGCGAAACGCGGCTCAACAGCAGCAGGCTACGCCTACGTCTGACGCTGCGGCTAGTGTTATTAGCGGCGCCCCAGAGGGTGATCCTAACGTATTGGCAATCAATTTAGCTAGGAAAAGGGCCGAGGCTGAGTTAAAGGCTAAGACGCAAGCGGCTCCTTCTGTTCCGGTTCAGTTGGCTCCGATGGATATTGCGCCTAATATTCTTCAGATTGCGCCCCCTGATACGGTTGTCGATCCAGTGGGTCAGGCTAATTTACAGAACCAGCGGGGCTTTGATCCTTCTCAGGTTGACACTTCTGGGGCGCAAGCGGCGGCGATTACTCCTGATGATATTGGCACAGATCCAATTGACATGGAGGGCGCTGATGCTGCGGCACGGGAGAGGTTGGCTTCGGAGTTATTGCAACGCGGGACTATTCCTAATCCCAATGCATTAGCGGATCAGTTGGCCGCGAAAGCGGCGCGTGACGAGGCAACGGCTGATGGTTTAGAAACGGCCCCTGTTGAAGCGGCGGCTCAAGGTACATTACCGGGTTTGGATATAGAAACTGGCCCTGCCGCTAACAAGAGTGGTCTTCCTCAACAACTTCCAAACGGAACCTTCGGTGATAATATGGACATGCTTAGAGCCTTGGGATCACCAGAGAATAAGAAAATTCAGTCTATTATAGATAAGTCGGCAATCATGACCCCTAGTCGAGATGAAGTTCAGCTTTTGGTTGATCAGGGAATTATGACTGAAGCTGATGTAGTTACCCCTCAAGCGGCAATGAAAAAATTAGATATACTGAGGAAACAAGATAAGCGAGGCCCTAAGCTCGTTTCTAAATTCGATGGTTCTATTGGTGCAGCGCGTGTTGATGATACCACTCGTTTGATTGATGAGAACGCCCAACTTGCTGAGATCCTACAACGCGGCGAAACGGAAGCGGCGGCTTTGGATGACGGTCTTGCTTTGGATAATTTGGATTTAAGTGGCAAGATGTTTACTGGCGGGGTTCCTACGAATTTTGAAACCACTGGGTTAAGTCGTTTTTCTCCTCTCGCTGATCAGATTTACACCACATCTCAGAGGGCTGATATGCAACGTGCTAATCAGTTAGACATGGCCCTTCGGGCTCGTAGACTTGCGGAAGAGGCTGCACAGGCTCCTCAGAACAGAGCGCAAGCGGCCCTTGATGCTTTGGATCAGGGCGGTCCTGACAAGTCGGCGGTTGAACAGGTTAATGAGGCTCGAGAAGCTACAAAACTTTACAGGGAATATATTGATACTAAAAACCAGACAGAGGCATTAAACCGTGCAATGCGTACTGGTCTTGGAAACTTCTTTAATCCTGATACCAATCCACCAGCGGCGGATGGTTCTGTTCAGCCCACGACCCCTTCACCAGCGGCGGAGGTTACGGCGCCCGAGGCTGTTTCCACCTCTGGCATTGTTCCACCGGTTGATGCAGCGGCTGTTGCGGATCAGATTGTCGGGTCTTCTGAGGCGGGTCTTGACGCTGGTTTAAGCGAAGACGCGGCGATGGCTGAAATAATGCGGAACTTTGATACGAATATTCCTTTAACTGAGACTGTACAGGAGCGGGTTGCCCGTCAGTTGGAAAACCAACGTAGACGGCAAGAAGGTCAGATACCAGATCGAAACTTTCTGTCTGATTTACCGCGCCCCGGAACTGACACTCCCGCCCAACAGCTTGCTCGTAGGCAGCGCCAAGCGGAGAGATTGCAGCGTCTTCAGCGAAACTTCCCGACTGATTTACCTTTACCCGGCACTGACACTGCTTCTATGCAGCGTGATCGTCAACGTGCTGCGGCAATGCGTAGGAAGGCAGCATTAGAGGCGGATGGCATTGGTTCGTTAGCCACTGTTCCACCTAAAACAGCGCCGCTTGAGGGTGAGATATTAGATGATCTTGGTCCTTTCGTAGGAGGTCGTGGTGAGGTTCCACCTACTAGCGAAACCATTGAGGGTGTTGCGGTTGATTTAAATCAAGTTCCTAGCCCTATGGGCCGTGCGGACATGGATCCGTTTTTATATGAGGGCGAAGTGATTGATCCGGTAAAGGATACTAAGACAGTTGATCCCACTGCGGGTCAAACGGTAGAAGGCACGATTAATCGTCCGACACCTACTGTTGAAGATTTAGCACAAGGCATTGGTTCTTTGACTGCGGCTGAAGATGCAGCAATGGCTCGTATAACACCTCCGACAGCAGATGTAGAAAGTAAGATTGAGCAAGATCGTAAGAAGGCTAGAAATGCCGCGTTACGTTCCTTGTCTGGACAGACGATTGACACCGAGTCTGTAATGCCCCCTGCCGGCGGAACACCATACTTTCCTGAGTTACCCACGGACGATGTTCTTCCTCCTGAAGAGAGGGAGGGTGGTGGTCCCGGAGGTGATGGACGGCCTGACGTTGTACCTCCGATGCAGACTGTCGATGGCGAAGATGGCGGTTGTCCTCCCGGTTATCGCCGTGTGTTAGATCCTGCCACGGGTCGATACATTTGTCTCAAGATTGAAGAAGGTTCTGCCGGCGGTCCTGCGGCTCCTGCCGAAGAGGCAGAGGAGGAGGAGGATGGTGTTGTGATTGACATACCGGTAACGGAGCGTCCGAAGATCAGTCCGTACTATGTACCGGAGATGATTGAGAGTAATTACACACCATACGTTCCTGGGCGTAGAGCAAGCACACAGTGAATTTACAAGCATTACCAGAGGACGCGCTGAAAGAGATTTTGGCGCTAACTGAGGCCAAACGGAAGTTAGACATACGCGAACAGGCGGAGAATTACTTTATGCCGTTTGCTCATCATGTGTATGAGAACTTCATCGAGGGCCGTCATCACCGGATTATTGCGGAGAAGCTGGAGCGTGTGGCTCGGGGCGAGTTAAAGCGGTTGATTATTAACATGCCGCCTCGTCATTCCAAGTCTGAGTTTGCCAGTTATTTAATGCCTGCTTGGTTTTTGGGTAGGAACCCGAAGCTCAAGATTATTCAGGCTACGCACAACACGGAGTTGGCCGTTCGGTTTGGCCGTAAAGTAAGGGATTTGATTGATGACCCAGCCTATAAAGAGATATTCCCTGAAACTAACCTCAAGGAAGACAACAAGGGCGCGGGTAAGTGGGGCACTGACAAGGGCGCGGAGTACTTTGCGGCGGGTGTTGGGGCTGCGATTACTGGCCGCGGCGCGGACTTGCTTGTCATTGATGACCCTCATTCGGAACAGGACGCATTAAGCGAGACTGCGTTTGATCATGCGTATGAGTGGTATACTTCTGGTCCTCGTCAGCGTTTGCAACCGGGCGGAACTATCATTGTTGTTATGACCCGCTGGGGTAAAAAGGATTTGACAGGCCGTTTGTTGGCGGAACAGGGCAAGGATATACTGGCTGATCAATGGGAGGTTGTAGAATTTCCTGCAATACTACCCAGTGACAACCCATTATGGCCTCAGTTCTGGGATAAGGACGCTTTGCTTTCGATTAAGGCGTCTTTGCCCATTCAAAAGTGGAACGCTCAGTGGCAACAGAACCCGACTGCGTCCGAATCGGCCATAATTAAGCGCGAATGGTGGCGTGATTGGGACAAAAAGAAGATTCCCACGATTAAATACATAATTCAGGCGTATGACACGGCGTTTTCCAAGAAGGAGACTGCTGATTACAGCGCGATTACGACTTGGGGGATTTTTGACCCCGAGGATGGGACCGGAGACAACATAATTCTGATGGATGCGCGGCGTGATCGCTGGAATTTCCCAGAGTTAAAGGAAGTTGCGTTTGAAGAACACGAATATTGGGAGCCAGATATGGTTCTGGTTGAAGCAAAAGCCACGGGACAACCCTTGATTGACGAATTACGGTTGCATGGCATTCCTGCTTTGGGTTTTTCGCCCGGTAAGGGTCAGGACAAGACCACTCGTATGCATATGATTGCTCCGTTGTTTGAGGCTGGTAAGGTTTGGGCTCCGACTACCAAGAAATTCAGTGAAGAGGTCATTGAGGAGGTTGTTTCATTTCCCAATGGTGACAACGATGACTTTTGTGATAGTATGACCTTAGCATTAATGCGTTTTCGCAAGGGTGGGTTTGTTTCTTTGAACGGAGATGACACCTTTGAGGACGAATATAGACCGCGTAATCGGGAGTATTACTGATGGCCCTGCCACCTCGACCCATGGGATCTCTTGTTGATCCATCTTTGATGCCCCTTGATGTAACTGGGGAGCAAACGGAAGTTGATGTTCCGGAGCCGATGGATTTTGCCATGGGTGCGGAGATTATTCCTAACGAAGATGGCAGTGTTACTATTGAGGAGCTTCTGGAAGAGGCTATGGGGGACGAGATACCCGAGGACATTCCACATGACGCTAATTTAGCGGAATATTTGGATGATGGGTACTTGGGCGAGTTATCAAGTGAGCTTCGTGCTTCTTACGAGGATGATTTGGAGTCTCGATCAGATTGGGAAGAGACATATACCAGGGGTTTAGACCAGTTAGGCATTAAGCAAGAGGATCGCACCCAACCCTTTGAGGGTGCCTCGGGCGTTACGCATCCTTTGATTGTAGAGTCGGTAACTCAGTTTCAATCGCAAGCATACAAAGAGTTGCTGCCGGCGGGTGGCCCTGTTCAAACGCAGATTTTGGGTAAGCAGGACGCTGAGGTTGAGGCGCAGGCTAATCGCGTTAAGGATTACTTGAATTACCAGATTACGGAAGTGATGGAGGAATACGATCCTGAGATGGATCAGTTGTTGTTTTATCTCCCTATGTCCGGATCTACGTTCAAGAAGGTTTACTTTGACGAGTCCAAGCAAAGGGCTGTTTCGACCTTTGTGCCGGCTCAAGACTTAGTTGTTCCTTACGCTGCGGCTGATTTACAGTCGGCATCTAGGGTTACTCATGTTTTGCGTATGGATTACAACCAAGTTCGCAAGATGCAGGTTGCTGGGTTCTTCAAGGACATTGAGTTACAGGCGTCTGACGCGGAGCCTGACGAGGTTCGGCAGAAGGTTGACGAGATACAGGGTACATCCCGCACCTATCAGGACGAAATCTACACGTTGTTGGAGATGCATGTCGATCTGGACGTTGAGGGCTTTGAGGACATGTCTCCTGATGGGGAGCCAACGGGTATTCATCTGCCTTACATTGTTACTTTGGACGAGGCTTCTGGCAAGGTTCTAGCGATACGCAGGAACTTTGAGGCTGAAACAGACTTCGCTAAGAAGCGTCAGTTCTTTGTTCACTACCGATTTATGCCCGGTCTTGGGTTCTATGGCTTTGGTTTGATCCATATGATTGGCGGGTTGGGCCGCGCTGCTACCAGTATTCTGCGTCAGTTGATTGATGCGGGTACTTTGGCAAACCTGCCGGCTGGATTTAAGGCTCGGGGTGTGCGGTTACGCAACGATGACGAGCCATTACAGCCCGGAGAGTGGCGTGATATAGATGCCCCTGGGGGCAACATTAGGGACTCTATTATACCATTGCCGTACAAGGAGCCTAGTGCCACTCTAGCACAGCTTCTAGGCGCTCTGGTGGAGGGCGGACGCCGCTTTGTATCACTGGCTGACGAACAGACCAGTAATATGAACCAAGAGACACCCGTTGGTACGACTGTTGCTATGCTTGAGCGTGGCATGAAAGTGATGTCGGCCATTCACAAGCGGTTGCATTATGCTCAGAAGAATGAGTTCCGTATTCTGGCTCGTATCTGTGCAGAGAATATGGATCAGGAATATCCGTATGATGTAGCTGGTGGCGAGAGAAGCATTAAGGCGCAGGACTTTGACGGTCGGGTAGATGTTATACCAGTGTCGGACCCTAACATCTTTTCGATGGCGCAGCGGGTTACTTTGGCTCAAACGCAGTTGCAGTTGGCGCAATCTAATCCTCAGATGCATAACTTACACGCGGCATACCGGCGTATGTATCAGGCGTTGGAAGTACAGAACATTGATGAGATACTACCGCCGGCACCAAAGCCCAAGCCGTTGGACCCTGCTATTGAGAACGCCCGTGGTTTGATGGGTGAAATACTGGTGGCCTTTGAGGAACAGGACCACGATACTCACATAGCTATTCACGTTATGTTTATGAGAACGCCTTTAATTATGACTTCTCCACAAGTTATGGGTACGTTTTACGCACACCTTCAAGAACATATTTCAATGAAGGCGAGGGCGAGTATCGTTCAAGAGATCCAAGAGTTGGTTCAAAAGGTACAGCAACAGGTACAACAAGGTTTGATCGATCCTATGGCGGCGCAGATGCAAATCCAAGAAGTACAGCAGCAAATGCAGAACCCTGCTGAGATGGAGAAGGCTGTTGCGGCGCAAGAGCTAGAGATTATGAAAGCCACTCTGGATGAGATTACGCCTCCGGGTCAAGATCCTATGTCGGATCCATTGGTACAGATCCGCATGAAAGAGGTGGAGATCAAGGACAAGGAGCTTCAGCGTAAGGCTCAAGAGGACGAGGCCCAGATTATGCTTGAGTCTGCTAAGATGGAGCAACGCGCTGTTACGGATGCCGCTCGGATTGAAAGCACTGAAGAGATTGCTCAAAACAGGAACGATGTTAATCGGGAGCGTATAGACGTTCAACGTCAAGCTATGGCTCGTAGGGGGTAAATCCCTAGTTAGAGATGTGTTATGATAGATCCTGTCACAGCCTTTGCAGCAGCTAACGCGGCCTTTAAAGGCGTTAAAATGCTTGTTGGCGCCGGCCGTGAAATGCAGGACGTTAGCAAACAGCTTGGGCAGTGGTACTGTGCTGTTGCAGATATTTCCAAGGCAGAAACACAACGTAAAAACCCTACGTGGTTGGATAAGAAGACGCACGGAACTGATAACATAGAACAGCAAGCTATGGATATCGTGATCCGCAAAAAGACCCTGCTTGAAAAAGAAAAAGAAATTAAGTTCATGCTGGACTACAGGTTTGGCTTGGGGACTTACGATGAGATGTTGGGTATGCGGCGCAAGATACGCGCTGAACGAGAAGAGACTGTATATAAGGCTATGGAAGCCAAACGCCAGATACAGAACAACATGGCTATTGCTGCGTTAAGTCTTGGTATAATTGGTGTTTTAGGTGGTGGTATGTATTTAATAATGTTGGTTACACAATGATCCATGCATTAATTCTTTCTGTTGCTCTTGCGGGAGTAGCCAACCCCACGCATGTTCAGTGTCACTTATGGAAACGGTTTACAGCCGAAAACGGTCAAAAGGTGTGTGTTTATAGGTTCACAGCGGGATATGGTGGCTTGGGGTATCATTACCCTACGAAGAGTTTTTCAGAGTGTCCGAAGGTTTTTAGTTGTCTTTATGAGAAGAAGGATAAACGCCCTAGTTTATCGGAGATATTAGATGGCCTGAAAGGAGGTTTCTAATGACTATGGAGAAGTTTTTGGCGTGGAAGGTTATGCCTCGTCTTATGATGTTGGTGATGACTGTTATGTATATTCGTGTGATTGAGTGGTTTATGTCGTTGCCGCAGGATGTTGTCAGTACGCAAGCTACTGCGCTGACTGCAACCGTAACGGGCGCCATGACGGGCGCCTTCGCCGTATGGTTAGGATCAGAAAAATGATGGCATTACTGGGCAGTTTACTAGGCTTTGGGAGTTCATTTCTCCCCGAGGTACTTAGTTATTTTAAAGCTAACCAACAACAAAAGCATCGTATGGAGATGATGCAACTAGAGACAGAGCTTGCTCAGAAACGTTCTGAGATGAAGCTAGTTGAGTTAGATAAGCAGGCAGATATCGCGGAAACGAAGGGATTGTATGAGCATGACCGATCTATCGACGCTGGCGGATTTATCAACGGTCTTCGGGGTAGTGTTCGTCCTATTGTTACTTATGCCTTTTTCGGATTGTTCGTAGCCACGAAGGTTGTGATTATGGTTAAGGTTACGC